AGCCGCGCGCAGAATTATTAAGCCAAGTGCATTAAACTCACAGAGAGTACGCACACCTATTGTAAATATGGCAACATACACAGAGCATAAAATCAAGGCGGCTCTAGGTAATGACCAGAGCAAGCTCTATGTAACAGCGGCAGATGATAGCTTTACTACAAACCCTGCGTTTAAGCCAGAGCAGTATTTATCCGAGTTTGTAACTAACACCCGTTTTGTAAGAAGCGCGGTTGAAGCTTGCAGCCGTGGCGTTTTGCCGGCTAGCGGTATGACCATAAATGTACCTTCATTGGTAACGTCAGACGGCGGCGGTACAGGTGTCGCACCTGTAGTAACCGTAGAAGCTGAGGCCGGAGCTGTACAAAATACAGGTATGGAAACAGCTTATTTAACTGCAAACGTATCTAAGTACAGCGGTATGAACACTATTAGCGTAGAGCTACTAGAGCGCTCTGATCCTAATTTCTTTGCAGAATTAACAGCGCAATTACAAAACGCTTACTTAACTGCAACAGATACAGCAGTAGTAGCAGCTCTAACAGCTGGTGGACAGCAAGCAAACCCACAAGCTGCAACAAGTGCCGGCATTATTGCCTACACAGCCGAGCAAACCGCAGCCGCATATAAAGGTACTGGCTATTTTGCACAAAATTATCTAGCTAATGCCTCACAATGGAGCTTACTAATGGGTGCAACTGATAACACAGGCCGCCCAATTTATAACGCTATCCAGCCAATGAACGCAGGCGGTGACGTTAGACCAACCTCAATTAGAGGTAACGTATTAGGTCTAGACCTATTCGTAGATAAAAATATGGTATCTGGCGTTATTGATGAGTCAGCTTTTATTATCGTGCCAGAGGCAGTAACCGTTTATGAAAGCCCACAGGCTTATATGAGCGTAAACGTCGTATCAAATCTACAGGTACAAATAGCTATCTATGGCTTTATGGCCACGCTAGTTAAAATGCCTGCCGGTATTCGTCGTTTTAACTTAACATAATAAATAACTAATAGTCTGGTAGGGCCTTAGCCCTTTGGCTCTACCAGACCTACAAAGAAAGGTACAAATATGCCAGCCACATACGTTACAGCTGCAACACTTAAGGCATCACTTGGCGTAGGCACTTTGTACGATAGCTACACTTGGATAGAGGACACCTGCCAAGCGGCCCAAGATTTAATAAACGGTTTTCTATGGTTTGACTCTGCTCCGGTGGTGGGAACTGCGTTAGTAAATAACGTAGCTACCGTGATGATAGCCAACCCCGGCCTATTTACTACTGGCCAAACCGTCACAGTAGCCGGGGCTGGCGCTACTTTTAACGGCAGCTATACCATTACTGGCACAGTACCGTTTAGCGCGGGTACTACTAATTTACTGCCAGCTTTTAATTTTCAACTTAACTATTACCAATACCCACAGGGTTACAGCTTTATACAGTATGCAAAGGTAGCAGCGGATCAAAACTTTAGGCGCGTAGTACCTAGCGGCACTATGACCGGTGACGATACAAAGACGGCAACCTACGCTAATACACCTGCTATAAACGCAGCTGCACTTATGCTAGCTGAGAATATCTGGACTAGCCGTTTTAGCACACAAAACGGCGGCGTGAGCGTAGACGGTTACAGCCCTAGCCCGTTTAAGATGAGTAATACTTTAATGGCATCTATACGCGGTTTGTTAGCGCCTTACTTATCGCCTAACGCTATGGTGGGATAATGCCAGCCGCGATAACTACACTACGCAGCACTATAGCCGCTGCCTTAGCTAATAACTCTGTTTGGTCTACCTTTAGCTTTCCACCTAGCACAATAGTAGCTAACAGCGTAGTAGTAGCCCCGGCAGACCCTTATTTAACCCCTAGCAATAATAAACAGGCAACTATATCGCCTATGGCTAATTTCAAAATTATTATGACCGTGCCTATGTTTTCTAATGAAGGCAACCTGCAAGGCATAGAAGATACAATAGTAGCCGTGTTTAATAAATTAGCAGCTAGCTCTATTGTATTTAACGTTACCGCTGTAACTGCACCTAGCGTTTTAACGCTACCTAGCGGCGACTTACTAACAAGTGACTTACAAATATCCGTACTAACGAGCTGGAGCTAAAATGGCACTTACAGACGAAGATAAAGCGTTTCTAATCAAGATAGGGCAAGAATTGCCTAAAGAGGTTAAAGAAACAAAGAAAAAAGAAACACCCGTAGAAACACCGACACAAGAAACAGAGGTATAACAAATGGCAATTTTTCTATCTAACGGCGTAGTAGTCACGCTGAACAGCGTGGCCCTGTCGGATCACGTTACTAGCGCTACTATTAATCGCAGTTTTGACGAGCTTGAGGTTACAGCTATGGGCGATACCGCGCACAAGTTTGTTAAGGGTTTAGAGGCCAGCACTATTACGCTTGACTTTTTAAACGATACAGCCTCAGCTAATGTACTTGCAACCTTGCAAGCCGCGTGGGGTACTACAGTACCGCTCACATTAAAACAAACTAGCGCGGTAATATCTGCAACTAACCCAGAATATCAAACCACCGTATTAGTTAATAACACTACAGACATTAACGGCGCTGTTGGCGATATTTCAACACAGAGCATTACATTTACTTGTAACTCACCTATCGTAGTAGACACCACACCATAACCACTAGACAAAGGGGCACAAAATGGCAAAACTTAAAATAACAAGGGCAGACGGAAGCGTAACCGAGCATAAGATTACGCCCCGTATTGAGTACGCCTTTGAGCTGTATGCAAAGAAAGGTTTTCACAAAGCCTTTAGAGATGATGAAAAACAGAGTGACGTTTATTGGCTTGCTTGGGAGTGTTTACGCACTAGCGGGGAAGTAGTAAAAAGTTTTGGGGCAGATTTTCTAGAAACCTTAGCTAAAGTTGAGGTACTAGATGATGACCCTTTGGAGTAGTGGGGCGCGGTAGTTTTGGCTATCTAATCGCACAAATTGCGGTAGAAACAGGCATAGCGCCCCAGTACTTGCTAGATCTAGATGATGTAATGTTTAGTAATATATTAAAAGTTTTAACAGATAAAGCTAAGGCGGTGCAAGATGGCAACAGAGTTAAAAGGCGCTATTGAAGCCCGCAAAGCTTTGCGAAAGTTTGAGCCAGAGCTAGCTAAACTGCTGCGTAAAGAAATGGCAGAGCTATTAAAACCTATAGCAAAAAAAGCGCAAGGGTTTATACCTAGCACAGTATTAAGCGGCTGGTCTAAGCCCGCCTCTAGCGATACAAAATATAGACAATTCCCACGTTATGATGCTAGCAAGGCTAAGAAAGGTATCGGCTATAGAACTAGCCCGAGCCTGCCTAATAACAATGGTTTTAGGTCACTAGCGCGTATTGTGAACACGAGCGCGGCAGGTATGATTTATGAGCTAGGCGGCGTAGTAAACCCTCAAGGCAGACAGCCGGGCACAGATAAAGCATCTATGAAAAGTTTAAACCCTAACGCCGGTAAACAATTTATAGATGCGCTAGATGCTACAGGGCGTATAGTAGATGCTAGCCGTAACAATGGCGGCGCACCTAAATCTAATAAAATGAAAGGCCGCGGCATTATAAAAGCTTGGGCAGAAGATGCCGGCAAGACTAACGCAGCTGTACTTAAGGCAATACAAAAAAGCGTAGATATTTATAATAAAGCTATGGCTAGGGCGCGCTAATGGCTGTACAACCAGAAGTAGCTATAAATATAGGTTCTGAGTTTACAGGCAAAAAAGCATTTAAACAGGCAGAAACGGCAACACAAAAACTAGGTCTAAGTACAAAAAACTTAGGCAAAACACTTAAAAAAACTTTTGGCGTTGCAGCTGTTTTAGCTTTTGGTAGGTCTATAGTCAAAGCATTTAGTGAGGCCAATAAAGAAGCGCAATTATTAGCCAATAGTTTAGACTCAATAAATTTAGCGTTTGCTGCACCGTTTATAGGACAATTTATAGACAAACTAGCTTTAGCTACAGGCAAGGCAGGCGGCGATTTAACAAATGCTTTTATAGCATTATCACAGGCTACCGGTGATGCAACTACAGCGCAAAAATTATTACAGACAGCTTTAGACATAAGTGGATCTACTGGCAAAGATTTACAAAGTGTTAGCAAGGCTTTAGGTAAAGCATTTCAGGGTGAAACTACAGCGCTAGCAAAATTAGGCATAGGTTATACAACAGCAGAATTACAAGGGTTAAAATTTGATGAATTATTAAAATTACTTAATAGTAGGTTTGGCGGCGCAGCTGCTAAAGCTGCCGACACTTACGCAGGTAAGTTAGCAAGAATAGGACAAGCGGCAGATTTAGCTAAAGAAAAAATAGGTGAAGGTTTTGTAGATGGGCTTGAAGAGTCAGGCGTTAGCGTTGAAGAGTTTCAAGAAGCAATAATTAAATTAGGTACAAATATAGGCAGAGCCTTAGGTAAAATTACAGCGTTTGCAGGTAAAATAGGTGAAGAGTTTGATAAATTAAAAGATAATCCAGTAATAGCTTTAATGTTAAAAATCTCAGAAACTATAGGAGCATTGAGAGGCTTAAAAACTCTCGGCGGTTTATTTGATTCTGGCCCAGCTGATGACCCTGCAAAAATACGCTCTGCTGCACGTCTTAGACGTCAAATCTATAGACAAGAACAAGAAAATCTAAAAAAGAATTTAACACTTACAAAGGCATTAACTAAAGAAAAGAAAGACCAATTAGCCTTAGATAAGGCTGCCCTAGCTTTAGGCAAGGGTGAAGGCATATTTGACCTAGATAAAATACAGGTACAGGCAGCGCTACTAGCTAAGCAAGATGAAATAAACAAGCTAGGCGTAAATGCTACAGATCAGCAAAAATTACAATTAGCCAATGACTTAACCCGCCTATCTATTAAAAAGACTATGGCAGAGCTAGAGGAAGCTATAGCCGCCAAAGATGTAGACGCTGCTACACGCCTTGCCAAAAAACTTAATTTAGACTTAGCAATACTAGGCGCTTTGCAGGGGCAAGAGTTTAAGTTACAAGACATAAATGATATTTTAGAAAAGTTTAAGCCTAAACAGCTTATAGATTTAGATAACTTAAATGAAGCATTATTATTACTTGGTAAAATGGCAGGCTTAAAAATAAACCCTAATTTAGGCGCTACACCGATTACACCGATTACACCGATTACACCTATTACCCCTATTACTCCTAATGTACCGGCTAAAGTGCCTGCTACTAATGTGGCTGGACAGATAGCAACATTAACTAATTTACGCGCTGCTACTAGCACAGGTACGGGTATTAACTTTTTACTAAAAGAGCAGATAGATACGCTTACAGATGCTATGAGTACTAACGCCCTAAATGCGCTAGGTGATGAGCAAGCAAGATTAAGAGCTATGGGCATATTTGATACACCGGGTATAGGCGCGGGCTCTACCTTTGATCCTGCTCGTTTCCGTAT